CAAGGAAAAGGTAGACCCTCGTTATGGGCTGACCCCCCGTGAGATACTTCAGGGTATCGGAGAAAATCTGCGGAAAATTTATGAAGATATTTGGATAGACACAGTTTTCAACACCACCATTCCTGATTTAGAAAAGCAAGGTTATACTAAATTCATCATTTCGGATGTACGCTATCCTAATGAAGCCAGGAAAATAAAAAGACAAGGCGGGTCTGTAGTTCGTATTGACAGGGACGACGCCGGCGTTTCCGTAGGTAAGTCCCACTCTAGTGAGACTGCTATGAAGGATTACCGCGACTACACTGCTGTAGTGGAAAATAATGGGACTCTGGACGAGTTTTTTGCCAGTATTGAGACCCTTGTGGAGGAACTCGGATGGCAAAAATTGAAAGAAGAGAAGGAACAAGCACAGAAGGTAGAGGTCTAGGTCATTCTTTCGCTGCTGATAACGTAGATAGGGGTGACCCGGAACTTAACCAGTTTATCAAGAGAAGACCGACATATCCTTGGGGCGATAATCCCCGAGGACGAGAGATTGAATTTCAAGACCAGCTTCAGCCCAAAGAAAGAGAGATATTTAGATCTTATAGGGGGTCGGTGCCTATTGAGGGTCAAGATCCTCTCAACCCCAAACAGGTCATTCGTGTGGGTAGTATAAAAGAGATTAGACCTGAACTTCCCAACAGAACTGTGGACGTAGCAGCCTTGGATGCAGCAAAAGAGGCTGAGCGCCAGGTACTGTTGGCTGCAGATTTTGGTTCTCTTTTTCCCAATGCCCAAATACTTTCTCCTTCTCCAGGAGATACCTTTTCTCCAGGAAATCGTATTACCATTAGAGCAAAGGGGACTGACGTCAGAGGCATCTATTCTTGCACTCTGTTTATTGATGGTAGTCCTGTTGATAGGAGAAACCTAGATCGACGGGATCAAGATCACAACAAAGAGCAAGAGTTTATTTTTCTTTACGATGTCCCTGTTGACAGACCTTTGGGAAGTATGGATGTCATGGTCAGAGTTTTTGATGTGGAGTCCTCTGCGCAGGGAGTTATTGCCGATGATGCGATCAATGATTCGCCGACTCAGTTTAGAGGTGCTGTGGGTTCCCAGGATGGAAGAATAGGAAGGAAAGGATCTACAGCTAAGACCAACCCCCAGTTGGAAATTGACCCCCAACAGTACTTGCGTACCCCAGAAGGAACTGCTAGTATTTCGGTAAATATAGTGTAAGGAGTTTTTGTGGCAACTAAGAGCAAGAAATCTACCGGTAGTACAAATATTGATGCAATAAAGAGAGATGCTTCGAAGCTAGGCAAACAGCTATCTCAAGACAATCCCGCCGCCTTTGGTAAGGAGCTAACTCCTGGATCGGTACACAGGCAGTCCCCTCTAGAACAAGAGTTGGGTAGCACGAAATACCGGGAGATGATTCATCAGCATAATAAAAAAAATGAACATATTTTGGATAGATTACCCTTTACCTTTCCTAAGAAAAAATTAGTACGGTCCCAGCTGAATGTTTCTGTAGTGTGTGTGGAGTGTGGTTATCAGACCGTAGGTAATGAGAATACAATTGGTATCACCTGTCCACAATGCAAGGATTATTGTCGAGTTACTAACCCCGAACGGGAGAAGCGCTATGGGGAGGAGGAAGACAAGGTAGGTATTTTTGGTACCGCTTCAGATCTGTTGGAGCTTCGAGAAAAGAGACGTAGATCAGAAGGAGACAAGAAAAAAGAACAATAAACTTGATAAATTTATGATTTTCCGTTATTATTGTTTTGGAAATTGGGGTGGTACAAATGAGCGAAAGCAAGACTTGGCATGCCTGGGTTATTAAAAGGAACCGTTTGGATAATGTAGTTAAATTTATCCGAGAGCAGGTTTTGGAAGTGGATAAGTATTTTTCTCCCCTAATTGAGAAAGAGTACCAAACTAAGAGAGGTACCCGTGTCAAGGACCGTCCCCTATACGAGGGCTATATTTTCCTACGTTATAACGATCATAATATAGTCTTTCACAAGTTGAGTGTTTACCCTTTTGTTACTACCTATGCGGGCCCTGTTTCTGACGAGGAAATAGAGCGGATGCAGGCCTCGCAAGGTAAGCTTCTCACCGAAATCAAGACCAGCAAGTTTTCTGACGGCGACCCTGTCGCCCTTCTCGACGGTCCTTTCAAGGGCTTCGAGGGGGTAGTTTTAGAGACCCAGGGGGATGACGTAAAAGTGAGAATAGACGCTCAGATCCTTGGCAAGGGCGTGGAAATGGCTTTCAACGAGGATGTATTGGAGCGTAAAACCCAGCTGCAAAATACCGAAGTGCAGGATATTGGATAAATGTAAATGCAAAGAGGGAGAAAGCCTGGCTACAAACACCCTGAGAAGGTGAAGGATAAGATCCGACGTGGTTGCCAGGGGGGAAGCCAGAGCGAAGAGACACGTTCTAAGATAAGCCGCTCCATGCGGGGTAGATCCAAAACCCCTGAACACCGAGAGTCGCTTTCGTCTAGCCTATTAAATATTGAACACAAATGTAATCTCCGTTTCTTGGAACTGAAATCCGAATATCCTGAGTATGAGGATTTTTTCGATACCCATAAATCCGAGATCCTTTTTGCTATGCGCTCTATAAAATCTGAAAAAGAACTTAGGGATATTAGGAGATATTTTGAGTCAGTTTCTATAGAGTATGCTCCAGAAAGCGTCACCAGTTACCAGTATGATAGCAGTTCGTATTACGCCCAAGAAGATGCTATGATTGCCTTATTAGATGCTGCGTCTTTTTTACGGAAATTTAGAAGTACCAAAACTGAAAATCCCACAATCCACTGAAAATAAAGAGAAAAGTGCTTTTTTAACTAACTTACCTATATTCTGTGAGGGGAGGGAATAAAATATTTCTCAAGAAATGAGAAGTTGGCGCCCGCTCTTATAAAAGTTTTGCGCTTTCAGAGAAGATAATTATTGGAGAAAAATAGGCAAGTCGAGAAAAATAGGATACTCCCCCTACTGATTTTATTCCTATGAAGAATAGTCATTATGGCTATTCGTATTCGTATGTTCGGATCCAAAAATGAACAAAAAGACCAAAATCGATGAAAAAGAACTAGAAAAAGAAGCGGCTAAAGATCCCAAATCTAAACGTTGGAATAATCCCAATAGCAGGAAAAATTTGAAACAGTATCAAAAAGGTCAGAAAGAAGAGCCTGTGGTCCCTGAAGTTGTTTCCGATGACGCAGATGACGATGCCCAGGCGCAAGCTATTGTTGTAGGGCGCAAGATAAGTCCCGACTTAGTGAAGAAGCTCATGCCCCAACGGGGAGTCCTAACTGCAGCAGAGAAGAAAAGATTTAATGGGATTGTTATAACATATTTGGCGGATTTCAAAAATGAAGAACCAACGGCTGCGGATATAGACGATATCTTTGAAATAGCCAAAAGCGATATTATGGAGACCAGACTTTTACAGGCTTCTAAAAGTGATCCCCAGGCTTTGGTCAGTATTTCCCAGTCTATGGAAAAATTCAACAAAAGAAAGCAGCAGGCTAAAGAAAATTTATCCAGCCGTCGTGTGGACCGTAAAGGAACGCGAGCTTCTGCTGACGTTAACATCATTGATTTGGTGGTTCAATTTGATAGCGTTCAAAAAAATGAGCAACGAGACAGAATTGACGCCCTTATGGCAGAAGAGGATGAAACGTCTCAGAAGCTGCGGAAAGTCCTGGAAGAAGACGGATACTGATGCTAAAACACGATGATCCCGAATTTCTTTCTGCATCTGCAGAACTAATACAATTCTACAGACAATATCCTGAAATAGCTGCAGAAGAACTTTTTGGAACCCCACAAAAACCTTTTCGGTTGTCCAATGTCCAGAAAGTAGTCTTGCGGTCTATGTGGTTTAAGAACTACGTCATGGCTGTTATGTGTCGTGGTGCAGGAAAATGTGTAGGTAGAGATTCTTATATCTTTACCAGCCAAGGTATTTTTCAAATAAGAGATTTGATGTCTAAAACAGCAGTTTTGCAAGATGCCGCTTTCTCTGTTTCGGACGGCCGGTCTTTAGCCCCCGCCCAGAAAATTTACTATGATGGTGTTCAAACAGTAAACATTTTGGAAACATCGTTGGGGTATTCTATAAACGCTACGGATGATCACCCTCTTCTAACTATGGGTTCTTCTGGAAATTTAGAATGGAAGAAGAGTTTTGATATTAAGGAAGGGGACTATGTTTGTATTTCTCGTGGAGATAATGTCTGGGGCTCTTCTACTTCTCAAGAAGGATTGTCCTATTATCTTGGATTATTGGTTGGAGATGGATGTTTTACTCGCAAAAATATAGTATCGTTTTCCAGCGAAGACGATGAATTATTGTCTAAATTTTGTGCGCTCACTAAAAAATTATTTTCTTACGATGCTAAGATCCTAAATCCTAAGGATAGATGCAGAGAGGTTCGTATCTATTCTGTAGACATACGGCGTCAATTGGAAAATATGGGACTGGATTATACAAGCGCCCCCAGCAAGAAATTTCCTTCCTACCTACTAGACAAAGATCGAGACTCTATTATCTCGTTCTTACAAGGTCTTTTTGATACAGGTGGAACCGTAGACAGTAAAAGGTTAACGGTATCTTATTGTACTTCCAGTATGAATCTTGCCGAGGTAGTTCATCTCTGTTTGCTGAATCTGGGTATAGTTTCTAGAAAAAGATTTAAAAAGGATAATAAAGCCAGCGCTTATATTATTGATATCTGTGGTAAAGACGCTATCCTATTCAAAGATATTATAGGATTTAAACTACATAGGAAACAAAATTTACTTAGCAAAAGATGTGACGAGGCAAGGATAAATACCAATACAGATATTATTCCTCATCAACATCTGCGTTTTTCTAGATTATTTGAAAATACTAGAGGCATTGATGCTGGAGAGACCCGACAGCGTTTACATAAATATTCTAATTATTATGATGTATCTTATGAATCCTTGAATAACATCTTGTCTAATTTAAATACTTCTAACGAAGACGTTTATTATTTACAAGAACTTCTAAAGACAAACCATCGATTTGACAGAGTAGTTAAAAAAAGATTGGCGGCAGAAGAAGTCTATGATTTATGTATGCCAGAGGAAAATCAACACGCGTTTGTTTGTAATGGTTTTATAAATCACAATACCTTTCTTCTAGCAACGTTGGCTTGTCTCAAGGCGTTGCTTTATCCCGGGCACCGTATAGGTTTGATTGCACCTACTTTTCGGCAATCCAAGTTGATTTTCGATGAGTGTAACCGTATCTTTCAAAGATCTCCTATATTACAAGATGCTTGTGAGAGGAAACCCACACAACAATCAGATAATTGTTATATAAGATTCAAATCAGTAGCCGGACAAGTTGGTTCTCTGGTACAAGCGATACCTTTAGGGGACGGCTGTCTCGCAGATGGCTTAGTAGTCCTCGATGATAGAATTGCACTAATACAGAGTTTGCTGTCAGAGCAATATCTGCCCGCAAAAGAAGAATATCTAGAAAACGTATCTGTATTTGGAGAAAGCGGTTCATTTTCCCCGGTAGAGTATGTTTGGTCTAATGGGGAAACGGATAATATTAGGGTAACAACCCACTGTAATTATTCTATTGAAGGTACCTTAAACCACCCCGTTAGAGTAGTTCGGGGTACAGATATAGTATGGTGCCGAATGGATCAGTTACGGGAGAATGATTATATAGTTATAGATAGAACTAATACCTGGCATTCCGGTAAATCTAATATAACACAAGAAGAAGCATACATTGCAGGATTGCTATCTGGAGGCGGTAATTATACTAATCCTTACTACATAGGATTTTCTACTAACGATAGGGAACTTTATGAAAGATTGAATGATTTCTTTAAAAGGAAATATAATAAAGAATTTATATCTAACAATGACGGACAACATTTTAAACTTAATGGTAAAAGTATACGCGAAGACTTCCTTAATTCGTTAGGAATGAAAGGGCTTTATTCTAAAGATAAGTATTTTCCTTCAGAAGTTTTGAAGTCAGAGAAATACAAAATGGCGGCGTATATACAAGGTCTTTTTGACACAGACGGAGGATTTGAAATTGGTAATACCAAAGGCGGTGGGTGCGTTTCTTTTTACAACACCTCACGTCTTTTAGTAAAAGATCTTCAAAACATTCTTCTTTTATATGGAATCATATCCACTGTTTCCGTTCGTCCTCGAAGAAGTGAAAATTGGGAAGACAGTTATCAATTAATGATAACCGGAAATGATATTGATTTATTCTATAAGCAAATAGGATTTGGTTTACAGAGGAAGCAAAATAAATTAGAGAAGTTTGTTTTAGGTCGCAAAAGACACGCGTCTATTTCAGATGGTATCCCTCACGCAAAGGATCTGATTTTACAGATAATCAAAGAGTATAATGTTAAAGGTTTGCGACAGATATGTTTAAATCCTAAATATCTTAGCGATCATTATAAGAACGGAATTCCTTCGCATAGAGTTAGATGTTTTGTGGAACATTGCTCCCGTAAAGGTATCAGGGATCCTCGCCTAGATATACTAATGGATTTGGTCGAGAAGAACTATTTTTATGATCGGGTTGTGTTCCTAGAGAAGACCTACGCAGAAACTTACGACGTGTACGTACCTAACGATCATACTTTCTGGTCCAATGGCTTTATATCACACAATACCAAGATTCGAGGTTCTCGTTTCTTTACCATTGTCTGTGATGAGTTTCCGCATATACCGGAAGAAATCTTCAATATGGTTATTCGCCCCATGGCAGCTACCGTGAGCGATCCCATGGAAAATGTTGAGCGTTTAGAGCAACAACGTGTTCTTCTGGAAAAGGGACTTATTACCGAAGATCAGCTGGAGGAGGAAGTTAATGCTAACCAGATAATCATTACTTCGTCCGGCTATTTCACGTTCAATCACATGTATACTTTGTATTGTGTTTATCGGGATGAAATGCTTAGAGGCAATCAAAAATACGCTGCCTTTCGTGTCCCTTATACACTTCTTCCGGCAGGGTTTTTGGACAAGGATAACGTAGAATCTGCCAAAAAAGAAATGTCCAGCTTGGAATTCCGGATGGAGTATGAGGCAGCATTCATCCCTGATACGGACGCTTTCTATAAAGCCTCTCTTCTAGAGTCCTGTAGCAAGACAAACTTCTCAACCCGAGTTGTGGGAGAGTCTGGAAAATCTTATTGTTTGGGTATAGATCCTGCCAGAAGTGAAGACTCCTTCGCCCTTGTTGTGGTGGAAATAGGACATCCTTCTAAAGTTGTCCACGCCTTAGAGATACAACAACAGCCCTTCCCTAAAATGGTTCAGACCATCGAAGATCTCTGCACAGCTTTTAATATCCAGCACATCTACATGGACTCCCAGGGGGGAGGGCATGCTATTAAGGATATGTTGGCTGAAAACCCCACGGGGAATCAGGCTGGTCCCATTTTAGATCCTGATGATGAAGTTCATCAAATGAAGTCTGGTAGACATATTCTAACTATGTGTAACTTTTCCACGGATTTTATCTCGCAGTCTAATTTTGCTGCGTTGCGATTATTGGAGCATCACGGACTTCTCTTTCCTAGTGTCCCCAAAGATAGCGAACCTACTCCCGCCCAAGAAAAGTCTTGGCAAACCATCCAAGATATGAAAGCCCAGATGCAGACTATTGAGCTAACCGAGACTACTACGGGTAAGCATCATTTCGATGTTCCTAAGGGCGGAGGTCACGGCAAGCAAAAGAAGGACTTGTATACAGCTTTCATGTTAGCTGCCCGTTGTGTTTATGATCTTCTCTGGTCGGAAGGGCTACCGGATGAAATTCTGCATCACGGAGGTGTGATGCAGCCCCGTACTAGGAATAAAAGTGAGAAAGAAATGGAAGACGCTTTCGGTGGCGAAATTCCTCAAGCACTTAGAGATAAAGTTGAGATAGCTCAGGAGCCGGAAGCCTTCAAAAGAAAGATGATTCACCAGGCCTTTCACGGAAGAAAGGTAGCGACCAGCGCCGCGGCGTGCTTGACGCCCCGACATAAAAGGA